TCAAATAGCTGATACATTTGTATTTGAACAAAATGATGCAGTTACAAGAAATAATTTCCTATCTGTTATTAATCCATATTTAGCTTCTGTTCAACAACAACAAGGTTTAACAGCATTTAGAGTTGTAATGGATGAAACAAATAACCCACCAAATGTGGTAGATAATAATCAATTAGTAGGACAAATTTTCTTACAACCAACAAAAACAGCAGAGTTTATCTTATTAGATTTCAATATATTACCTACAGGTGCAACATTTCCTGCTTAATAGTATATTTTAGAGAAAATATTAATATTTATAATAAAAATATAAAATGGCAAATTTTACAACTTCTCCTGGAGTAGCAATTAGTGAAATAGACAACACATACTTAACAGGTTTACCTGTACAAGCAGGTGCTGCTATTATAGGTCCAACGGTTAAAGGTCCTTATGAAAAACCAACATTAGTAACTTCATATTCTGATTTTCAAACAGTATTTGGAGATACTTTCATCAGCGGAGGTAATTCATATTCATACCTTACTTCAATAGCTGCTTATAATTACTTCAATTATGGAGGTACTTCATTATTGGTGGCTAGAGTAGCAAGTGGATCTTACACTTCTGCAACAAGTTCTAAAATCGAAAATTACTTCACCTCAGAATCATTTTCATTAGAAACTATTTCTGAAGGAATAATTATGAATAACTCAGGATCAGCAATTTCCGGTGCTTTATCATTGGGTTCTAAAGATAATATTAGATGGCAAATTACTCAAACAAACACAGGTTCAGGTACATTTAATTTATTAATTAGAAAAGGAAATGATACTACACAAAACCCACAAGTTTTAGAAGCTTGGAATAATTTATCATTGGATCCTAATTCATCTCGCTTTATTTCTTTAGTAATTGGAGACCAGAAATATAGTTACGACAGTAATAATATTCAAATGTCTATTTCTGGAAGTTATCCAAATAACTCAAAATATGTACGTGTTAAAGCTGTTAATTACCTAACTCCAAACTATTTAGATTCTAATGGTATTGCAGTAAGTGCATATACTGGTTCTCTCCCAGTTGTAGGAAGTGGTTCACTTAATGGATGTTTTGGAGGTGCTACAGGAACAGTAAGTAATACTATTAAATTATATAATGAAATATCTTCTACAAACACACAAGGATTAGTAGGTGCTGATTATAATAATATGATTGCATTATTTGGAAATCCTGAAGCATACAAATTTAATGTATTGTTCACTCCTGGATTAACAAATACTGATAATGCTACTCAAGCAACTAACATTATTACAAATACAATCTCAAGAGGAGATAACTTATATGTAATGGATTTAACATCATTTGATGGCAGTATATCAGAAGCAGTAACTTCAGCTCAAACAAGAGATACTTCATATGCCGCTACATACTGGCCTTGGGTTCGTATCATTGACCCAGCAACAGGAAAACATGTTTGGGTACCAGCTTCAACTGTAGTACCAGGTGTATATGCTTTCAATGATAAAGTATCAGCTCCATGGTTTGCACCAGCAGGTATTAACCGCGGTGGATTAAACACAGTATTACAGGCTCAATATAAATTGACACAAGGCCAAAGAGATACTTTATACGCGAATAATATCAACCCAATTGCGACGTTACCTAAACAAGGTGTTGTAGTATACGGACAAAAAACATTACAAAAATCTCAATCGGCTCTTGATCGTGTAAATGTACGTCGTTTAATGATTGAATTAAAATCATATATTCGCCAAATCGCAGATGCAGTAGTATTTGAACAAAATACAATCGCTACAAGAAATTCATTTATAGCAAAAGTTAACCCATATTTGGCAGCAATCCAACAAAAACAAGGATTATATGCTTACCAAGTAGTAATGGATGATACAAATAACGGACCAGCAGTAATTGACCAAAATCAATTAGTAGGACAAATTTATATCCAACCAACACGCACAGCTGAATTTATATCTCTAGATTTTATCTTACAACCAACAGGAGCTGAATTTCCTGCATAAAAAATAGAAATATTTAATATTTATAATAAAATTAAAACAAAAATAAGATGCCAATATTAAATCCAAACGAAATATTCTTCACGGCGTTTGAACCGAAACAAAGTAACCGTTTTATCCTTTATATGGATGGTGTTCCATCATACTTGGTAAAAGGGGTAGGTGCTGTATCGTTAACCCAAACTGCAGTTGCTCTTAACCACATCAACGTTCAACGTTATGTAAAAGGAAAAACAATTTGGAATACAATCCAATTCACAATGTATGAGTCAATCACACCAAGTGGAGCTCAAGCAGTAATGGAGTGGGTACGTTTAGGTCACGAATCAGTAACAGGTAGAGATGGATATTCGGATTTTTATAAAAAAGATATTACATTCAACGTATTAGGACCTGTAGGTGATATCGTTTCTGAATGGGTAATCAAAGGAGCTGTAATTACAGACGTTAATTTTGGTGATTACAGCTGGGATGATGATGGAACACCAGTAAACATCCAAGTAACAGTTCAACCAGACTATTGTATCTTGAATTACTAAAAAATACAAATTTTACAAGAGCTCCAAAGAAATTTGGAGCTTTTATTTTTCTATTATATATTAACGAATAAACACGTTAATTAAATTAGACTATATAATATTTATAGCATATACCATCATATGAAATTAGACAATTTACGTACGTTAGTAAGAGAAGAATTAAGTAAAACACTTAATGAAGAATATCAAGATAAATTTAAAATGATTGGTATGCTTATCACTAATATCAAACAACGACCTCAAAAAGAAATATTTTCTGATATCCGCTCCCTTCCAGGTATTACAGTAGCGTCTGTAAAAGAACCTATGGAATATAGTGAACAAGATACTGAAAAATTCCAATCTATATTGACTGTAAAAGTTGATGGTCACCCTTGGATTACAAAAGGTGGATTTGATCGCTCAAAAATGGAAGCAATCCGCAAAGAAATATTAAAAATAGAAGGAGTTTTAACATATAATGTAAATTCTGATAATATTACTTCTATTTAATATATGTATATAGGACAATTAAGTTATAACAAATAAAAATTATGGACGAATTTAAATTACCAACGGAAACCGTTGAATTACCATCTAAGGGTTTACTTTATCCTGAAGATTCTGAATTAGCAAAAGGTATTATTGAAATGAAATATATGACCGCTAAGGAAGAAGATATTCTTACTAATCAATCATATATCAAAAATGGTACTGTATTAGATAAATTGATGAAATCATTAATTGTATCAAAAATTAACTATGATGATTTATTGATCGGTGATAAAAATGCAATTATGGTTGCTTCTCGTATTTTAGGATACGGTTCAGAATATAAATTTGAATATGCTGGTGAAGAACAAATAGTTGATTTATCTGTTTTAGATAATAAACCATTAGATGAAACATTATTTTCAACTCGTACTAACGAATTTTCATTTACATTACCTAAATCAAAAAATAGCATCTCCTTTAAACTTTTAACCCATAAAGACGAACAAGATATTACTCGTGAATTAGAGGGTTTAAAGAAAATTAATAAAGATAACGCACCCGAACTATCTACACGATTAAAATATATGATTGTTTCAGTAGAGGGAAGACGAGACAAAAAAGACATTAGGGAGTTTGTTGATAATTATCTCCTAGCACAAGATTCACGAGCATTAAGAGAATATATTCGTGAGATTCAACCCGATGTTGATCTAACTTTTTTTCCCAACGGAAGTGAGAATAGAGTCAATATCCCAATTGGGCTTAAGTTTTTTTGGCCTGACATATGATACTGCTCCAATAGCGAGAGCAAATCTTTTTAAACAAATTCATGAAATAGTTTTCCACGGTAAAGGTGGATATGATTGGCATACGATTTACGATATGCCAATCTGGCTTCGTAAATATACTTTTAATGAGATTAAAAATTTCTACGAAGAACAAAAAGATGCTTCAGAAGGAAAATCAAGCTCTAAAGGTGGAAAACAAACAGTAATTGATTCTGATGGTAAAGTAAAATTACCTGAAGTATTGCAAAAGGCCGCTAATAATAAAAAACCTATTAAATATAGCTAAAAATATTATTTTTTAATATTTATAATAAAATACCTCAATGGCTGAGAAGGACGACGTAATATTAAAAATTAAAGAAAAAATAGCTCAACTGGATAAAGATGCAGCAAAGTCATATAAAGAGCAATTAAAAGCTCTTAATGATAATAATGCCGCTCTTAACACATATAAAACCCTTCTTAGAAATGTCAATGACGAAATTGAAGATCAATTACAAGGATTTGCTGGTTTACTTAAAGAAGTTAAGGGAATCAATGAAGAATTAGAAAAAGAAGGTAAATATGTTAGAGATGCTACTAAAGCATTCCGAGGATTAGAATCTATAGCCTCTAAATTAAAAAATGATCAAAAAGGATATACTGAATTAAATAAGGATCAATTAAAACAAGAAAAATCTAAACTTAAAATTCTTGAAGATCAATTTAAAGAAGCTGCTAAAATTTTACAAAATCAAGCATCACGAACTCCCCAAGAAGAAGCAATCGTAGCAGCCTATGAAGATCAAAATAATCAATTTCAAAGAAACCTTAAACTTCTTGAAAAAAGAATTAAAGAAGAAGAAAAAATAAATAAAACATTAGGTGTAACTGGTGTACTTTTAACAGGGATAAGTAAAATCCCAATAGTAGGACCATTACTTAAAACTAACGAAGCATTAGACGCAGCTAAAACAAAAGCACAAGCTGGAGGAAATGCATTCCAATCAATGGGTGCTGGTTTAGCCAGTATGGGCAAAAGTTTAGCATCATCTTTAACAGATCCATTAGTAATGGTTGGATTACTTGTAAAAGGGTTTCAAGAGTTAGTTAAATTAGGATTTAGATTTGATAAACAAGTAACTTCATTACAAAAAACATTATATCTTAGTAGAACTGAAGCAGAAGGAATGCATAAAGAATTTATCTATATGCAAAAATCCCAAACTCAATTAGTTGATGGTTATTATACACAATTATCTACTTTACAAAACCAAACAGATGCAGCTAACCAGTTAGGTACTGCATTTGGTGCTGTATCTAGGGTTACTAACAAAGAGATTCAATCCCAAATCAAACTTACTAAACAAATGGGTCTTTCTGTTGAAGAAGGTCAAGCTTTATATGTTTTAGGAAGACAAAATAAAATGACTTCATCCGAAGTTGTAGATGAAATAACAAAACAAGTAAAAGCTAATCAAAAACAAACAGGAGTACTACTTGATACTAAAAAAATAACTCAAGATGTATCAAAAATAAATGGTCAATTACGTTTACAATATGGAAATAATGTAAAACAACTATCTGCAGCCGTAATACAATCAAACAAATTAGGATTTTCTTTAGAACAATCTAAAAAAATAGCTGAAGGATTACTTAATTTTGAAGAATCTATTGAGAATGAATTAGCAGCAGAATTATTAATTGGTAGAGACCTTAATTTAGAACAAGCACGTTTGCTTGCTTTAAATGGTGAATCTGCAAAAGCAACAGCTTTGATCGCTGAAAATATGGGTGGATCAGCTGGGTTTGCTTCAATGAATGTTCTCCAACAAGAACAATTAGCAAAAGCTTTAGGTATGAGTGCAGATGAATTAGCTAATTCAATAATGTACCAAGAAAATTTATCACGATTAAGTAAAGATGATAAAAAAAGATTAGAAGATAAATTAGCATATTATAGATCTATTGGGGATGTAGAAAAAGCTCAACAATTGGAACGAGCAGCAGCTAATAGTACTAATATAACTGCAGCATTAGCCGCAGTAGATGCTGAAAAAACATTTCAAGCTACTGTAGAATCTATTAAAGATTCCATAGGAGCCATAGCCTCAGGCCCTGCAATGAAACTTGCTAATGCTCTATCAGAAATGTTAATATCTGGTACAGGTCTCTATAAAGTTTTAGGGGGGGTAGGAATTCTTTTAGCTACCATGTCAGTAACTAAATTAGTAATGGGACTTATTCAAGCAGCAGTAGCTGCAGGTACCATGGCTGCTTCAGCTGCATTTGGTATGTCTGCCCTTACATTAGGGGCGGCCGCTGCTTTAGCATTAGTCGGAGGATATGCCATAATGAACGGAATAAATTCAGCAGCCGATCAAGCCGAAGCAAGAGCTACAAAACCAGCAACACAAAAATTTAATCAAGGTGGTATTGTTGGAGGTAATTCATTTACTGGAGACAATGTAGGAATTAATGTTAATTCAGGTGAAATGGTTTTAACTAGAAGAGAACAAGCCGAATTTTATAATATGATTAAAAGAGGTGGTGGAATGGGAGATAGAAATACCCCAATAGTTGTTAATGCTATGATAGATAATAGAGTATTAGCTACCGCTATGTCTAGTAATGAAGAAAGATATTCTAACCAATTGGGTTCATCTAGAGCAACGAGTAATCACCGACCAAGTTAATACCCTTTAATAACACAATATTTATAATAAAAATAATTTACTATGGGACTATACAACATGCTAACAACTCAAGGCTCAACATTAACTGCTTATAATGGTACTACACCCCCAGTTAATCCCCTTGCAACACAACAATCAAAATTACATGCTGATGGAAATACACCAGGATATTCATTAGATGGAAATAATGCTGTATTAGTAAATGGGCAATATAATGCTTATTTAGATGGAGTAGGTAATCAAATTCCTTTACCTTCATTACTTGATACTAATGGACTTGTTCCCTCTTCAACAGCTGGTGGTCAAGCATTACCATATTTAAACAATTTACCCCAATAAATTAATTAAATGGGGTTATTTAAACTTTTAACAGACCCGGGGAACTTTCAATTCTATTGGCAAAACCAAAAACCAGGAAGTGAATCCCCGAATATTATTAACCCTAGGAAAATTCCTTTTGGGAAGGATAGATTCAACGGCGGTTCAAGTAAAGAACCATATATTGTTAAATCTCCTACTTTTTTGGATGATGACACTCAAAGTGCTCCTTTTTATAATGATTTTATATTAAGAGGAGGAATTTTAGCTCCTCCATCAGCCGCTGAAGATGTTACTCGATTAACAAAATATTTTTCTGATTTAAATAACCCAAAAGGTGCTCTTTTTGTTGCTAAACAAAATATTTTATCTAAAACAGGAGTTAAAACAGAAGCAACCAAAGGATCAGCATACTTAGGAGGTACTTCAAATGAAGGATATTATAATCCTTTATCTACATTAACTCAAGCGGGAGTTGGATTTTTGGGTACTCATGTGAATAAACAAGGCGGATTACTTTTAGGAAATACCCTAAAAAAATATCAGGATGTTATTGCTGAAGATATACAAATTAATAGTGGTATTTACAAAAACAGATTAACAACTCTACAATCCCAAATCAGTACACTATCTTTTAATGGAATTACTCAATATAATCTTAATCCAACATCCGGTACCCTAATACAATATTCTGGTGGTCCTGATTCAGTAGCAGGAGTTGGTTTTACTAATATTAGATTTGCTACAAAAAATGATGGGAAAACTCCATTAAAAGTTTTAGATATTTCACTATCATCATCCCCTTTAGATTCAAATTCCCTTTTTAAAACTTGGGGTTCTAAAGAATTTAATAATCCTTTAAGATTATCAACAAACCCTGATAGTTTAATTACAGAAGACTTTAGAAAAATATTAAGTCCTGAGACAGGTTACCAAAAATC